ATGGCGGACAAACCCAAGTCCGGCGCGCGCCCACGGGTCGCGGCGCCCAAGAAGCCGAGCCTTGCCCGGTGGTCGAGGCCCTTTCTGGCCGAACTGGCTGCCACCTCCAACGTCAGCGCCGCAGCCCGCAAGGCCGGGATCTGCACCTCAACCGCCTATGACGCGCGCCGTTCCAGCGCCGAATTCAACCGTGCCTGGCAACAGGCGCTGTGCGAAGGCTACGACCACCTCGAGATGGAGCTGCTCCACCGCCTGCGCCAGGGCGAGGTCAAGCCCGCCAGCGGGGCCAGACGAGGGGTGCGCGCCTTCGACAACGCCACCGCCTTTCGTCTGCTCGCGGCGCACCGCGAGGCCGCCGCCCGCTTCCGCGCGGTGCGTTCCAACGCCGATGCCGAAGCGATCGTCCTTTCGATTAACGCCAAGCTCGAAAAGATGCGCCAGCGCCGCCTCGCCCAGCGCCAGGTGATCGAGGGCGAAGCGCAGGTGATCGATGACCGGCAATAACGGCCTGCTCGAATTCCTGCTCGACCTTGACGAAGCCGAACGGCTCGAGCGGCTGCGCGAGCTGAGCGATGCCCAGAAGCAGGAATTCGCCACCCACTGGAAGCTGTGGGCGCGTTCCACCCAGCTGCCCCCGCCGGGCCAGTGGCGCACCTGGCTGATCATGGCCGGGCGCGGTTTTGGCAAGACCCGCGCCGGAGCCGAATGGGTTCGCAGTCTGGCCGACGCCGATCCCGAGGCCCGGATCGCGCTGATCGGCGCCTCGCTGGGTGAGGCCCGCGCGGTGATGGTCGAGGGCGAAAGCGGGCTGCTTGCGGTCTGCCCGCCCGATCGCGCCCCGGTGTTCGAACCCTCGCTGAAGCGGTTGACCTGGCCCAACGGCGCCCAGGCCACGTTGTATTCCGCGCTCGAGCCAGAGGCGCTGCGCGGGCCCCAGCACAGCCATGCCTGGTGTGACGAGATCGCCAAGTGGGACAACGGCACCGCCCGCGCCGAACGCGCCTGGGACAACCTCCTGCTCGGCCTGCGCCTGGGGGAGGAACCGCGCCTGCTCGCCACCACCACCCCGCGCGCGGTGCCGCTGCTGCACCGCGTACTGGGCGAGGAACCGGATCAGCTGGTCGTGACTCGCGGCAGCACCCGCGACAACAGCCGAAACCTGCCGGAGAAATTCGTCAGGGATATCGAACGCAGCTTCGGCAGGACCACGCTTGGTCGGCAGGAGCTTGATGGCGAACTGCTTGAGGATATCGAAGGCGCGCTGTGGACCCGCGCGCTGCTGGAGTTAGCCCGCGAATCCGCGCCCTCCAGCCCCGCGATCCGCGTGGTGGTGGGGGTCGATCCCCCGGCCAGCACGGGCGGTGATGCCTGCGGGATCGTGGTCTGCGCGGCTTGCGAGGACGGGATTGCCCGCGTGCTCGCCGATTGCAGCGTGGAAAGGCCCAGCCCCGAACGCTGGGCCCGCGCCGTTGCCCGCGCCGCGCAAGGCTGGAATGCCGACCGGGTGGTGGCCGAAGCCAATCAGGGCGGAGACATGGTCGCAAGCGTGCTGCGCGCCGCCGACGTGGCGCTGCCGCTCAGGCTGGTCCACGCCAACCGCGGCAAGGTGGCCCGCGCCGAACCGGTCGCGGCGCTCTACGAAGCCGGAAGGGTCCGCCACGCCGGGCTGTTTCCCAAGCTCGAGGACCAGCTCTGCGGGCTGGTTGCGGGCGGGGGCTACCAAGGGCCGGGGCGTTCACCCGACCGTGCCGACGCACTGGTCTGGGCGCTGAGCGAGCTGATGCTGGGTCAACGCAAGCCTCCGCGAATCTCGCTAGCCTGATTCAATTTAAATTCGAAAGGCCCCCCATGTCCTTGCTCACCACCTTGGTCTCCGCCTTCAAGGGCGGGGCTTCCGCTCGCGTGCCTTTGGCGCGTTCGTTCGTTTCGCCCTGGTATTATGCCGATGGCAGCGGGGCGCGGGCGCCGTTCGAGTACAACTCCGCGGTCAAGCGGGCCTATCTCGACAATCCGGTGGCGCAGCGCAGCGTCCGGCTGGTGGCCGAGGGGATCGGCGGGGCGCCGCTGGCCCCGTGCGATGCGGAACTGGCACGGCTGATCCAGGCGACCAGCGCGGGGCAACCCCTGCTCGAGACGCTGGCAAGCCAGCTGCTGCTGCACGGCAACGCCTATGTCCAGATCCTCAAGGACGCACGCGGCCGCCCGGTCGAGCTGTTCGCGCTGCGCCCCGAACGGGTGAGCGTGGTGGCCGGGGCTGACGGCTGGCCCGCCGCCTATGCCTACAAGGTGGGTGAGACCACGCTGACCATTCCAGCGCTGGATGAGGATGCCAGCCCCAACCTGGTCCACATCCGCTTCTTCCATCCGGGCGATGACCATTACGGCGCCGGGTGCCTCGCCGCGGCCGATCAGGCCGTGGCCAGCCACAATGCCGCCGCGGCGTGGAACCGGATGCTGCTGGAAAACGCGGCGCGGCCATCGGGCGCGCTGGTCTATGAACCGGGCGATGGCGGCGGGCTTTCGCCCGACCAGTTCGAGCGGCTCAAGGCCGAGCTTGCCAGCGCCTATGCCGGCGCGGCCAATGCCGGACGACCCTTGCTGCTTGAGGGCGGGCTCAAGTGGCAGGCGCTCAGCCTCTCGCCCGCCGACATGGACTTCGCCGAACTCAAGGCAGCCGCCGCGCGCGACATCGCGCTGGCATTTGGCGTGCCGCCGATGCTGCTAGGGCTGCCGGGCGATGCCACCTATGCCAATTACCGCGAGGCCAACCGCGCGCTGTGGCGGCTGACCCTGCTGCCGCTCGCGGGCAAGATCCTGGGTGGCATTTCCGAAGCGCTCGACACCTGGTTTACCGAGGCGCGGCTCGCGATCGATCTCGACCGCGTGCCGGCGCTGGCCGAGGACCGTGAGCGGCTCTGGGCGCAGGTCGGTTCGGCCGCCTTCCTCGCCGACGAGGAAAAGCGCGCGATGCTGGGTCTGGCGGAAAAGGATGGAAAGAACATATGATGAACAGAGACGAGATGGTCGCCCGGCTGATCGCCCAGGCGGCCGATGAAGGCGGCGATCTGGTATCGCTGCGCGCGATCGTCGAGGAAGCGAGCGAGCTGGGCGCCGAGCGGGTGCTGGCGCGGATGGGGCTGGGCGATGCCCGCGCGCATGCCGACCTGTCCGAACTGCGCGAGCTGCTGCAGGCCTGGCGCGATGCCAAGGCCAGCGCGTGGAAGGCGGCGGTAGCCTGGGTGGTGCGGGGTGCGCTGGCGCTGCTGCTGGTCGGGATCGCCTGGCGCACCGGAACGACGGAGCTGCTGAAATGACGACGGCGCTGCGCTTCGCCGGCTATGCCGCGCTGTTCGACAAGCGCGATGCCGGGCGCGACACGATCCGCCCCGGCGCCTTCGCCCGCACCCTGGCCGAACGCCGCGAGCCGCTGCCGCTGTTCTGGCAGCACCGGCCTGACCAGCGGATCGGCTGGATCGAGCGGGTGGGCGAGGATGCCAAGGGCCTGCGCGTGATCGCCACGATCGACAACCCCGAAGGCGGCGCGGCTGCCGCGCTCAGACGCGGCGCGGTGACCGGCCTGTCCTTCGGCTACCGCGCCCGCAGCTTCATCCGCGACGCCGCGGGCCGCGACCTCACCGATGTCGACCTGTTCGAGGTGAGCCTGGTCACGCACCCGATGCAGCACGGCGCGCGCGTGCATCTGCTCCGGAATTCCTCCCCGGCACGGGGAGGTGGCAGCCCGCAGGGCTGACGGAGGGGGTTCGCCGCCCACGCGGCCCCTCTCGAACGCGGCGCCCCCTCGTGGGCCCCCTCCACCACCTTCGGTGGTCCCCCTCCCCGTGCCGGGGAGGATCTCAACACGAAAGGCCAATCCATGGATAACGAAGTACCCGAAGAGGCGCTCGACGCCTCGTTTGATCTTGTCGCCCGTCAGGAATCGACCGAGCAGGCAGTGGTCGCGCTGCGCGGCGATGTCGAGGAAGTGAAGTCGCGGCTTGATCGCGTCAGCCGCGCCGCGGCACGCCCGGTGATTGCGGTCGCCTCGCAGTGCAGCCCCGAACTCAAGGGCTTTGTCGATGGCTATCTGCGCCACGGCCGGGAAGGCGAATTGAAGTCGATCAGCGGCGCGGTTGCCGCCGATGGCGGCTATGCCGTCCCGCGCGAGATCGACCAGCTGATCGCCACCCAGCTCAAGGCGATCAGCCCGATCCGCTCGATCGCGCAGGTCGTGCTGACCGGCACCGCGGGTTACCGCAAGCTCGTCACCTCAGGCGGCTCGGCCTCGGGCTGGGTCAGCGAAGTGGCGGTGCGCCCCGAAACCACCACGCCCAAGTTCAACGAAATCGCCCCGCCGATGGGCGAGCTCTATGCCAATCCGGCGGCGAGCCAGGCGATGCTCGACGATGCCGAGTTCAGCCTCGAGGAATGGCTGGCGAACGAAATCGCCGCCGAATTCGCCCGCGCCGAAGGCGCTGCCTTCATCAACGGCACCGGCACCAACCAGCCGAGGGGCTTCCTCCAGGCGACCACCGCGCTCACCGGCGATGCGACCCGCGCCTTTGGCACGCTCCAGCACGTGGTCAGCGGCAATGCGACCGGCTTCGACACCGCGCCCGAACTGAAGCTGATCGACTTGGTCCATTCGCTCAAGTCCGGGCACCGCCAGGGTGCGGTCTGGGTGATGAATTCGAAGACGCTGTCGACCGTGCGCAAGTTCAAGGCCGCCGACGGCACCTTCCTGTGGCAGCCCGGGATCATGGACGGGGCGCCCGCCCGCCTGCTTGGCTACCCGGTGGTCGAGGCCGAAGACATGCCCGATGTCGGCGCCAATGCCTTGCCGATCGCCTTTGGCAACTTCAAGGCCGGCTACCTGATCGCCGAACGCAAGGCGACCACGATCCTGCGCGATCCGTTCACCAACAAGCCCTTCGTTAACTTCTACGCGACCAAGCGCGTTGGCGGGCAGGTGCTGGACAGCGATGCGATCAAGCTCCTGAAGATCTCGACCTGAGGCCTGTTTCCGGGGTCGGCCCGCCGACCCCGGACGGCAACACCGCCGTCAGGCGGACAGGAATTTCACCCCCATTCCCATCCCCAAATCTGGAGAATGCCCATGAAGCGGGCCATCGTTACCCCGGCCACGCTGGCGAGCTCCGCGCTGGCCGAGCTCAAGGACTGGCTGGGAATCACCACCAGCGCCGACAGCGCCCAGCTGGGCGCGCTGCTGCGCGTCGGGCTCGAGGCCTGCGAGGACTTCACCGGGATCATGCCGCTGCAGCAGGTCTGCGAGGCCGTGCTCCCGGTTTCGGGCGACTGGCAGGTGCTTGCCACCCGCCCGGTCCAGGCCATCACGGCGCTTGAGGGCATTCCGGCCGAAGGCTCGCGCTTTGCCCTGCCGCTGGGCAGCTACGAG